ACAGCTATGGGCACGCCTTACTTTGAAACAATTCTCGTAAAAACTCCGAACCGTGTGCTAATTGAAAAGGCCCTACGGGACCAGATTTTGGCGGTGGACGGTGTAACGGGGGTCGGGAGTATCAGCCTGATAAAGGACACAAAGAGCCGGACGCTGCGTGCGTCTTTTACTGCGTCCACAACAGAGGGAGAAATAGAAAGCGAGGTGGAGCTGTCCCATGCCGGATTACGGAGTGACGGATAAAGGCTTTCAAATGCGCCGCCTGGACGAAATCTATAGCGATATCTGCAAAAGGTTCAAGGATGAAGTCGGGGTTGATCCATCGGAAAATCCGCAAAGCGTAATGAACGTCCTTTTTACGATTTTTGCCGATGCTCCTGCAGAACTTTGGGAGGCATTTGCTGCGGCATATCAGCAGCTTTTTCCGAACACTGCACGAGGGGTAGCCTTGGACAACGTAATGCAGGTTGGCGGCGTAAGCCGTATCGGTCAAGCAAAGACCAAATATTCCATCTCCTGCACAGGTCAGGAAGGAACAGTAATTCCTGTTGGCGCACTGATCCAGTCGAGCAACCGTCCGCAGAGAACATTCCAAGCGGCCAGTGCATCTACGATTTCCAGTTCCAATTGGCGGCGCCTCTCTATTCGGCCGATTGAGAGCATTTCGGGAGATTTTACGTTCGATTTTGGCGTTTCCCGCAATGCGACCAGCGGAGAAGTTGGAACGTATGCAGAAAGCTCCAGCGTCACCAAGAAAATGACGGTCACGTCATACAGTGATGCGTACTCCCAGATGCTTGCGGCCATGCAGGGCTTTGAAGCACTTGCAAAATTCGGGATTTCGGTTTCGGACGATGCTGATGAGCAGGGAGAGCATTCTATCGTTCTTACGGCGGCAGGCGCATCCGATAGCTTTTCTGCATCGCTTTGCAAGTACATTACCGTGACCGAGGTGACAAGCAATATCCTGTTCGAGAGCGCCGAATATGGAAGTTTTGTGCTGGCAGATGGCGTTATCACCCAAATCGTTACCACGGTCGATGGTTGGACATCCTGTACAAACGAGATCCCGCCAATCAAAGGTCGGCTCACGCAAACCGATGCCGAAGCCATATCCAGCTATACGAACCGCGTTGCAAGCCGCGGTACGGGCACCGTTGCAAGTATTGTGTCCCTTCTGTATAGCGATGTGGATGGCGTTACTTTTGCGGCCGGATATGAGAACTACAACGACACGGTGGATGCAGCAGGCAGGCCACCGCACAGCATCGAAATTGTGGTGCAGGGCGGTAGCGATGAAGATGTGGCAAACATCATCTGGAAAAACAAGGCGGGCGGCATCCGCGCGTATGGGAGCCACTATGCCTATGCTACGGATGTCAATGGAAATCGCCAGTACTTGGAATTTACACGGGTGAATGACGTTTACCTGCTTCTGTCGGTTTCCGTTACAAGTTCCGGCGGGCTGGATGATGATTATGCGGCAAGAATAAAATCTCTCCTGATGGAAGAATCTCTGTCCGCTGGCACTACGATTCGCCTGCAAAAATTCATCCGTCCCATCATGGAGGCCGTGTCCGGTATTGATTATGTCGAAATCCGTGGCTTGCTGAGCGAGAAACCGGACATTGATGGCACGTCAGAGAGTTCGATGCTTACTGGCATCGTGCCCGTTAAAATCAATCAGCAGCCGGTTATCAGCATGAACGGAATCCGGGTGGTGAAAGCATGATCGATGCGTATAAGGAGATGTGCGGCAAACTGCCGATGCAATTCCAGCTGGAATCGTATGAGGAAAGCAAACTGGGCGATTACATCTGCGATACCGCCGATGACCTGAAAAATCTTCCGGCAGACTGCGAAATGGGGAGCGTAGCCAGAATCATTGACCCGCCTGCGATTTATCGCAAGAACTCAGCCGGAAAGTGGATCTTACAATTTTCCAGTAAAGAGGTGGTTTGATGGGCTACGAAGTATTGCAGGAAACACCTCTCAGCGTAGAGAAGATGTCAAACCTTGATGGCATCATCTGGGCGGTTGCACCGGAGTATGAAAACGCATCACTTTTTCTGGGAACGCTGGAAAAACTTAACGATTTCGATGCCTGTACTGGAATCTGGCTGGACAGACTTGGCCAGCTTGTGTGCTTGACTCGACAGCAGGCGGGGACAATGATCGGGAGCCGAGAGCTTGCGGATAATGACGATATTTATCGCGTCTGTCTGAAATATAAGGCTTTCGTCAATTCTTGCCGCTGCACGCCGGATGAAATCATCGAAGCAACCAAAATCATCTTCGGGGCAACGCAGGTGGTTTATAGCGAACGACGGGACACGCCGGCAACAATCTTTCTTTCGATTTCAGCACCGTTTTCCGATATGGTCATGTCTATTCTAGGAACGCATGACCTTATTGTGCGTCCTGCGGGCGTAAAGGTTCGCGTGGACTGCTCGACAGAGGATGCGGAAACCTTTGGTTTTGTGGATCTCAATCCGCGAGTTGCAGGTTTCGGCGAAGGAAAGTTTGCACAGTCCATCAATTAACTGGGGGTGATTTATTATGGCAGAAGGTCGCGCCGGGGCGCTTGAAGATTATGCAACGGTGGCGTTTTCTATGTCTGGCGTGAAGCAAGACATTTCACTGGAGGATTGGAAGAGCGGCTGGGCTTCTATTGTTGGTGGTCTAAAAGGCAAACCAACAAGCCAGCAGTTCAACATGGTCACATATATTTTGAGTGCCCTGCTGAATCAGGCCATTTCCGACTTGTCTACTGTCAAGGGAACAGCAAACAGTGCATTGCCTAAAAGTGACTTTACGGCGAAGCAGATAGTGGCTCTGTTGGCAGCATACGGGCTGATGGAAGGCTGCGATGCCGATACGATCGATGGCAAACACGCGAATGCTTTCGCACCGTCTACGCATGAGCATTCGGCAAGCCAGATCACAAGCGGGAACCTTCCGATAGAACGCGGCGGTACAGGTTCTGGCACCGCCGCTGATGCCTGCAAAAATCTTGGTGCAATGCGTAATGTGGGAGGCACTTTCACCGGTACGGTTTATTTTGCAAATGGAACGGCGCACTACATTGCATCTACTGGCGATGCTCATGTTAGATCGCTTGGAGTCACGGAGGACGTTACCGCACGCCGTGTCTATGATGCTGTGTATAACGACTACGCTGAGTTCATGCCCCGCGGTGAAAACACCGAACCGGGGGACATCATTGCGCTTGATACATCCAGTCAGACCGAGAGATATATCAAGGCTACAAATCTGTCCAATCGCATTGCTGGCGTCCACACGATGAATACGCAATGCTCATCGGTGGCAACAAGGTTGAAGAAGGGCAGGACTTCCTTGCGAGGAACCTGCCCCTTTTCATCCCTGTGTCCCTTGCTGGACGTGTTCATGCAAAGGTTGTCGGTCCGGTGCATACCGGCGATTACATCGTTCTTTCCAGCACTCCCGGAGTTGGCCGCGCTGTCGGTTCATGCGAGGTGTATCCCGCAAACAAGATTGTTGGGTATGCGTGCGAAGGCGATGATCGCACCGATATGCGCCTGATAAAGGTGAGAGTGGGTGGTGTGTGATGGCAAGAGCGGGCAATCAGATATACGCGACCGATTATACAGATCTGAAGAAGCAGCTTGATGCTGAACTTAACCGACGCGGAAAGTCGGAGGGTACAGCGCAAGGGCAGAGTGTTGGAAGTATGTCTGCATACATACAGACCTATACGACAGCGCCTGGGTCTGGTCGGCAGATTATCAATGAGCACATCCAGAAAATCACACAGCCACTTTCGGCAATCACAGGAAGTTCCATCACGCCCGCAAGCGGGAGTGAGGTTGCGGCTGATGTTTTGACACAGGCCGCTGCGGTTCTCAGTCAGCTTAGTGCGATTCCTGAAACGTCGGCATCCAGCGGATGCGCTGGTGCCTGTTCTGGACTTTGCACAACAGGGTGCTACTCGGCTTGCTCAAGCTGTACCGGCTCTTGCACCGGTTCCTGCACCGGCTCTTGCACCAGATCCTGCGCAAACGACTGCGTGGGTTCCTGCACGGGAAGTTGCGTGAGCACTTGTACGGGTACTTGTACCGGCTCCTGCACAAAATCTTGTGCAAACGACTGTTCCAGTACTTGTACAGAGACGTGCACCGGCTCCTGTACGAGCACTTGCACTGGAACTTGTACGAGAGCGTGCGCCAATGATTGCGCTGGCACTTGTACCGGAACTTGCACGGGAACGTGTACAAACACCTGCACAAGCTCCTGCACAGGGTCTTGTACGGGCTCTTGCACAAAAACCTGTGCGGATAACTGCAATAACAATTGCAAAACGACTTGCTCAGGCTCCTGCTCTGGTAGCTGTGATGGATGCTCCAGCACCTGCGAAGGAAGTTGCAGCTCAAATTGCGCAGACAGCTGCGAAAGCAACTGTACAACGGGATGCAAGTCGTATTGCGCAAACAGTTGCCAAGATAGCTGCTCAGGAAACAGTTGTATGCTCAATTGCGAAAATGGCTGCGCAGACTCTTGTAGAGGTGACTGTGCTAACCACTGCGGATCACAATGTACTAGTGGATGCGATTCGAGTTGTGACGGGTGCTCTGGCACTTGTTCTGGCGGATGTAGTAGTAGCTGTAGCGGCTGCGGCGCCGTTTTTTTATGATTCTTTGCAAAAAGGAGGACTAACGTGGAGACAACTATTCATTACGCAAAAAATTCTGATGATGGCATTGAAGCATCGTACCTGCGTAACCTTCCGATGATTAAACTGCTTCAGCAGGAAACCGTTGATGTAGAAGACTGGGAAGTGCTTTTGGCATCTGCCCCTAGTGGCGAAGACAAGCTTTTCTGGTGCCTGGGCTGCACGGGCTCCCTGTGCGCACTGGATGCAACCGACTTTGATGATTGGTTCATCTACTGCAGGACGGTAGTCGATTCCGCACTTGAAGCCTGCAAAATCGACAATGTTGCAGAGGAGCGCAAGAACCTGTTGGCACTTGGTCTTGCGGTGAGAACGTTTAATTTCTCGGCAAATCCGGTGACTGAAGGCCTGAAATGCGCCGATACGCTGCGCAATGCAGGGGAATATACCTGCTCAGAAGATGCCGATATCTTTGCTAAATGGTACGTTCTGTGCCTACTCACAGTATACCTGCGCCTGAACTTTAATGAGAATCTTCGAGCGCTGACATCCGCTATGGGAGCCATGAACAAGATCAGATCTCGTTACCGCCAAGCCATTGAACGCCTCCCCAAAATGGATGCCTGCTGAAAGGAAACACCGCTATGAAAATTGTGGAACTGACCGCGGCCGAGAGCGAGGCCGTAGAGAGGGCTTTTTATGAAGCTAAGTCTTATGAGATGCTGCTTTCCGTTTTGAGTCGGCAGCTGAATACAGATGCAAACCCCGAAACCGCAAAAATCATCATGCACTATGCAGAACTGTGCCGCACTGCGCAGATGAAGCTTAAAATGACGCAGGACACGGTTGTGGCAAAGAACATCGATCTGAACGACAGCGCCTTTGACCGGTATCTGTTCGATTTCGGCCGGGAGGAGGTGCGGTTGTTTGAAAAGCAGACGGTTTGAGGATTACGGCAATACGGTTCAACGCCTGTACTGCCGGGATCTACCCGAAATGAAAAGCGTGTGTCGAAATGTCACGTTCCAGATTACGAATACCTGTAACCTTCGGTGCTCATACTGCTATGAGCACCACAAGTCCACCGAGAAAATGACGCTGGAAACCGGAAAGAAAATCGTGGATTACCTGCTGGACCTGTATGAAAAAAATGATTCCGATTTTATCAATCAGAACACAAGGGCGGTTGTCCTTGATTTCATCGGCGGTGAACCCCTGCTGGAAGCGTCCTTGATTGAAAAAATCTGTGATTATTGGTTTGCGGAATGCTGGCGGCGCAAAATTCCTCTGGCGCCATTTACCAGAATTTCCTTTGCCACAAACGGCCAGCTGTGGTTCAGTCCTGAAGCACAGCACCTTTTTGCAAAATACCATGAGCTGATGTCCGTCACTGTCAGTATTGACGGGGTGCAGGAACTTCACGATATGTACCGGCTGGATGAGGCTGGAAAGGGCAGCTTCGAGAGGGCATGGGCGGCTTTTCAAGATGGAAAAAAGTATGGTTGGTATGGTTCAAAGATGACCTTTGTTCCGGGTTCCTTTAAGTACATCGCTGACAGCATCAAGATGATGCTGAACGAGGGCTGCGAAAGCATCTCCTGCAATTACGCTTATGAGCCAGTTTACGAACCGACAGATGGCCGTACTTTATATGACCAGCTAAAAAAAGTATCAGACTACGTTATTGAAAATCGTCTGGATGTTGTTCTTACTATTCTTGATAGTGCATTGGGTGGAAAATCCAAGGATGACAAAAATTTCTGCGGTGGCACTGGATCCATGCTGTGCTTTGCACCGGATGGGAGCGCATACCCCTGCGTGAGGTACGCTCCCATTTCTGTTGGAGCTGAAAAGGCCAGCAAAGTCCGCTTTGGCAGTGTCTATGATGGACTGTACACTACAGAAAGCCAGCGTCAGGCAAAAGCTGACCTCGATGCAATCACCCGCACATCCCAGTCTCCGCAGGCGTGTCTGGAATGCCCAGTTTCCGCTGGCTGCGGCTGGTGCTCTGGCTTGAACTACGAGATGTACGGAACGACAAACCGCCGCTTTACAGGCATCTGCTGGGCCCACAAAGCGCGTGTTCTGGCAAGCGCCTACTATCATAACCGCAGGTACATCGAAATCGGGGACTGCCTGCCCATCAAAGCGGAACTGCCAGAACTGGATGCTCTGACGATTCTGCCCTCTTGGGAGTACGACGAATTCCTTGAAATTGAGAAAAAGGCACTTGCAAAATTCGCTGATGCAGTCGGAATCAGCTGAAAAGGGGGAACCTTTATGGCAATTCTTATTGCAAACAAACTGCTCGAAACTGAAACCGAAGCGTGGTACACATTTTATGTGGACACGCTGGAGGATATCAAGGATTTGCCTACAAGCAAAACAACCGGATCGTCTTACAAGGTCAAAAAGCTGGCAAAGCCGGCGAGCATTGCATACTGCATCGAAATGGCGGCACAGTATGCCCTTGATGATAACGATGAGTGGAGACTGCTTTATGCGCTGCGCTCCGATGTTGCGGACGCTATCCTGAAAAATGTGGAAGAAATCAAGCAGATCGTTGCCAATACCAGCGCATCGGAACAGGCTGCGGCGCGGAGCGCATCTGCGGCAAATGCCAGCGCAATCGCGGCCAGCAAGTCCGAAAGAATCTCCACAGAAAATGCGTCTTCTGCGGCGGCAAGTGAGCGCGCATCGAGGGATAGTGCGTCAAACGCAAGAGCTGCCGAAGGAAATACGCTGAACTACATGAACCGGACAGCGGACATTGCCAATCAGGTGGCGGGATCGGCGGCATCTATCAATTTTGCATTCGGACCGGATGCCGATGGCCGTTTCTCCTTTTTTGTCCGCAGGAGCAGTTAAAATCACGGAATCCGTGATTTCCTAACAAAAATCAGATTTACAGATGTTGCATGGCTATAATCTGGAAAGGAGTTTCTATGTTCAAAGTTATGCAGCAGTATGGCACCGCAGCCCAGCCGGCCACGGTGTACTACTGCGACGATGAAGCAGACCTGCAGAATATCAAATCTGCACCGATGGGGGCGCAAGCACTGGTTATCCACACAGGCAATATCTACATCGCCGATTCTGCCGGGAAGTTCTACCCGATGTAAGGATGGTGGCGTATGATTGATATTTTGACCTACGCAATCGCTCGCAGGAAATCAGCAGCAAAATTGGATGAACTGTATAGTCAGACAAAAGCTGTTGCGGATGCGGCGAAAGATAGTGCAGAGACCAGCAAGGCCGCTGCCGAGACATCGAAGGATCTGCTGAACAAGACGACAGCTGCGGCCCAGCAGGCTGCAGCAAGTGCTGCTGCTACAAACTATGCGCTTGGCCCGGACGAGAGTGGCCGACTGTCGTTTTTCATCAAGAAAAGCACCTAAAAGGGGGTATAAGAAATGGCTGACACATGGGAACTTATCAATCATCCTCTGACCGATGAAACCGGTCTGGTACTGGCCGCTCAGATGAAACGCCAAAATGACATTTTGGCAGGCATTGCTGCTGGTACTGCCGGTGCGGAATTCGTGGATGCAACATTCCGCGGTCTGCTGGATGGCAAAAATACCACAGAAATCTTCTGGAGCTGGTGGCCGCTGTCTGCCGGTGATGGTGTGACGAAGTATCAGCGTCTGGAACGCTTTGCGAAAATGCTCGCAGAGAGCGCTCGCAGCAAAACCTACACCGTTCGCTTCTACAGTGATGATGTGAGTGGTGATTACACCGGCACCCCGCTGGATGATCTGGCAGACGGGCGTGAAGCGGCTCCGCTTCTGACTGACACCAGCCCGGAAACCACAGACTGGTCGGAAGAGGATCCTTTCACATGGTACATTCGCGCCAATGCGCTGTCCTTGGAAGATGGCACCATGAACGTGCTGGCAGTTGAGGGCGAGACCGGGTTTGACCTTTCCGGCGAAACTGCACCTGTTTACTGCTTCGCTCTGTCCTTGATGCTGAAGGAGTGGGAGGATGGCACCTACATCTATAACAGCTGGCGCACTTTCTCCGGTGGCGGTTATGAACCTATGGCTGGTGATGTAGCCCCGGATAAGAGCCGCCGCTGGCTGACATGGCATCCTGCTTTCTACGGCGGCAAAAATTCCAAGGGCGGAATGACCAGCGGCGCCGGACTGCCCCCGATGCCGTGGACAAGCGCCAACGCAGCTATCCCTCTGGCTCGTAAGATTACCGCTTATGATGCCCTGTGGACTGACTGCGACCAGCAGTATGTTCTGGCCCAGTGGCGGCTGCGCCATTGGACGCTGAGCAACAGCGGTAAGCTGGAGGGCTGCACGTTCTATAATTACCAGTACAGCCCTGCTATGGCGGAAACTGGAGTAAAGCGTGTGCTCGTGACGAAAGCGCAGGGGGCAAATTTCCTCGTAGGCTCTGCTGTGTGTATGGGTGAGCGTGGCGAGAATACGGGGACAGACCGCAACATGGATTACAATCTTCAACTGGGCAAAGATTTCCAGCATTACCAATGTGACTGTGAACGACACCGAGTATGCGGCTCTTAACCTTGAGCTGGATGCCCCCATCGACACTACGACCACGATGCTGGTATCTACTATGCCGTGGGAGTCCGGCACGACAGAGTGCGTGCCGGGTCATAGCGATGGGTGCCGCGGGAGCCTGACCAACGGCAAATATCCGTATCGCGTGGCTGGCATTGAGATGCAGATTGGTGCTTACGTCGAACAGCTTGACCCTCTGTGGAAGGCCAGCATTGTGGATGATGACCACTGGCACTATGACGTGTTCTCCTGCAAGAGCGGTGAGAAGCAGGTTGGTTCTATCTCCTCGGACTATGCCCAGACCGGCTCCTTCGACCTGAACGACAAGGCGACTTGGTCGTGGAACTATATCCGCAAGCTGGGCAAGTTGGGCGCGGAAGCCATGATGTATGAAAAGTTCAATGGCAGCGGTTCCACCTATGTACGGGCTGCGTTCTGTTCGCCCGG